GACTAAGGTAAAGTGAGGACTGAGCTGCACTACTTGGTAAGGCCCTTTAGCTTTTCAAAAGTTCTTAATCCCGCAATCCCAAGCATTGCAAATACAAGCTCAAGTAGTATCTCTGAATCTATAGAAGGTAGTGTCTGAAATGATCCATCTAAATGATCGATCCATGTAGCCAAAGGATGACCAATGAATAACCAAAAGACTCCTAATGCACATGACCATCCAATAGCAGGTCGCCATCCAGCAACGAATAAACTCTGATGAGCTGCTTCTATTTTATTGGTTTCTGTTTGTGCTAGTAAAAGTTTGTTAGCGTTGTCAGTAAGAGACTTTTCTATCTCTCTCTTTGCTTTTGCGTTAGCGTTCTTGTCAGGAACTACTCTATCAATTACATTCCCAATCAATGGTAATAAGGCTTGTATCATGATTCAGTCCATCCGTATAGTAAACATAAAATTACAGGAGTAACAGGGAGTGCTGCCAATAAAGCTATGGTAACAGTTACAGGTTTTGTTAGAAAAAATTTAAACCAACGCATAGCAGTATGTAAATAATACTATAAGTCCAAAGAATGCAATAAGAGTTTCTTCTGTCATATCTTCCAGCCTTGAGATGTGGCCCACAAATAAACTAAACCAACTAACATCAAAGCAAATATTCCACGAAGAGAGAACTTTCCAAATTCAGAAAACTTTTCATTCAGCCAATCTTGCAAGCCTTCTTTGATCGCTTGTTTAGTTTCTTCTGGACTAGGTTTCATCTGCTTCTTCTGGTGTATTGTTTTCTGCTACCCATTTTAAATATTCTTGGTAATCTGTGTTATCTTCATCTTTAGGAATAGAAGCCTTGTCTGATAATCTAATAATTATTTTTGATTTTTTGTTCATGTCTATACTATTAAATTTTTTATACATACTATAGCTCCGCACTAATAAAAATATACTTATCATCGTTTAACTGAAGATAAGCTGCTTGACCTGCTGTACCAGCAGTACTCCATCCACTTACATTAAATCTAGCACTATGATTGGCTATTACATCAAAGTTACCTGTACCTGTTGTAGTTGAAGAACCCGATGGTCTATAAGCTTCAAGCCATCCTGTACCAGTAGTAGTTATTGTTGGTGCTGCTCTCATTATAACGGGAAATGTAAATAGTCCTAAAATTTGAGTAGTAGTAAACCACATACCAGCACCTATAGCCGTACTTCCAGAACTACCATATTGTTGATAATACCTCTGACACCTAGCCAACTGCTGTCCGTATTGTAGATTTTCAAATGGTGTTGCTGATGTACCTGTTTCTAATTGAACGCCTGTAATATAAAATGTAGATCCATTTGTTTGTATTGGGTGTACTTGTCCAGTAGCTCCTTCTTTTATTGAAGAAGTCCAAGTTCCTGCTGTTCCTAATCTATCAGCACCTGCACCTAAACTAAAATTCAATCTTAATCCTAAAGCATTATTAGTTACCCATGTTCCTGATGTATCACCTGCAATAGTAACTGTTTTGTATTCCCATGTATTTGCAGAAGATATAGTATAAGAGAATGGATTAAATCTATTGTAATCACCATTACCAACTGAACCACCTAATGTTCCTGTTACACTTGAACGAACCCAAAAAGATAAAGTTACTGATTGTGCATCTGAAGTTCCCCAATTAAGGTCTGCTATATTATAACCTTCAACCATTTGTTGAATTCTATAAGATGAAGTTCCCCACATTGGAGAAGCATCATCATCTGTTGTAACAGTAGCTTTTAAAGAGTTTGTAAAATTTGCTGGTGAAGTTGTATCTTGTGCTAATGTAAAAACACCTTCTGAAGATTCACCTCTACCTAACCATCTATCAACATTATAAGTAACACCTGTTGCATTAATAGTAGCTGTACCATCTCTTTGGTCTACTCTCATATCACCATTAATAATTTTATTTTTACCTACAGGAGCAGATGCTTGAACAGTTCCATCATTATATGTAATACCATTAGTTCCGTTGATCGCTACACTCATTATTTAGTCTCCAATAGCTTTGTTTACTTCTGTCATATCTTCATCTGTCCAATAGTCTTTAGCTACCATTAATTCAAGATGCTCTACATTCCTAGAGATACAATTTGCTACTTCTTCGTCAGTCATATCTACAGGTGGATTAGTTCTCATTTTATCAAGTAAGTTTACAGAATCTAGCATTGCAGAATAGTCTTGTGCTATTTCTTCTTTTGTCTTTACATCTGCTGTTGAGATTTCGTTAGTCATTTTATTTTCCTTGTAATTTATTTTCTAATTCTTCTACTTTTGCAGAGAGTTCTTGTATTGCATTTACTAAAACAGGTACTAGAGATTCGCCATTGTATTTTAGATTATCTTTATCTTCATTATCAATGATGATTGGGTTCTCACCTTCTAAAGCTAATATATCTTGAGCTTTAAAACCATATCTAGGTTTACCATTAGTTTCTTCACTACCTCTAATTCTTCTAAAAGTATATTCAATAGGTTTTAGGTCATTAACAAAAGCAAGTCCATGAGGAATACTATTAAAGTTTGTTTTATCTCTTTCATCTGAAGTAACTGTCCATGAAACTTTAACATAAGCATTAGCTATATAGTTATGACCCATAACAATTCTATCACTTTCTGTTGTGGTGTTAAATATACGCGCTCCTGATCCTCTAGTTGCGTAATCATTTACAGAAATGTTACCACTACCTGTAGTTATATTACCCCCTGAACCATATCCTATTCCTACATTATATTCACCTGTAGTGTTACTTTTTAATGCCTCAAAACCTATACCTGTCCCAGAACGACCTGTAGTATTTACACCTAAAGCAGCTCTACCAACTGCTGTACATTCAGATACTGTAGTATTTGCATCAAGAGCTAAAGTACCTATAGCTACATTGTTTTCTCCAGAGGTATTTAATTGTAATGCTCTATCACCAACTGCTGTATTATTACCTGCTGTTGTTAAAGTTGACAAAGCCAAATGTCCTATTGCTACATTATCACCACCTGTTGTTTGAGCTGATAAAGCACCTGTGCCTACAGCAACATTATCTTCTCCTGTAGTAGTAGCAGTCATTGAGTTATAACCTAAAGCAGTATTCCTAGACCCTGTACTAGTTGCTAATGCACCACTACCAAAAGCAGCATTATCACCCCCACTTGCATTTGACCCTAAAGCATTTTTACCTACAGCAGTATTTAAATTACCCCCTACATTTGATTCTAGGGCATTTTTACCTACAGCAGTATTATTTGTACCTGTCGTATTAAGACCTAGAGCATCACTGCCAACAGCAGTATTAAAATCGGCAGTAGTATTAGAATCTAAAGCATTTTGTCCAACTGCTGTATTTTTACTGCCTGAAGTATTTGCAGCTAAAGCATCTTTACCGACAGCTGTATTATTAGCACCTGTAGTGTTAGCATCAAAAGTACCATCACCTAGTCCTGTGTTTGTGTCTACACCACCTGTTGAAGTTATAGTTACTGTTCCTGTTTCAGCAGGTAGTGTAAGTGTATTTGTTCCTGCTACTGCTGGTGCTGCAATGGTAATAGCTCCAGAGGTATCGCCTGTTAATACTATATCAGCCATTATTCGTTCTCCATTGCATCTAGTTTAGTTTGTATTACTGCTTGTCTTTCAGAATCTATTTTTATAGTATCTTCATCAAGAACCCAAGCATCTCTAAATGTTCTGTCGGTTGGTAAGTCCGCTACATCTATAATTTTATATTCTTTTTTTGTTGGCACATCTTTAAGTGCAAGTTCTACTGATACGGCAGGCACTATGATAGCTACTATCCCATCGTCTTGTGTATATACTATTACTTTATCCATTATTTTTCCTTATCTAAAAATTATGCAACTTATTTCAGCATAATCAGAAACACCCGTAGTGTTTGCAAATGTTTGTAATTGAAGTTGTGTAGTAGATTTTAAATTTGCACCACCAGTATTTGTTCCAGCAATTACAATATTTCCACCAATATTTGATAAACTAAACCCAGTGTTTTGTAAAGAAACAGCATAATCAGCATCAGGCATTGCTGTTGCAAAGTTTACGGTATAATTACCAGTACCATTATCCGTAATACTACTCACATTTCCACTAGCTCTAATAGCAACTGTACCTGTACCATTAAAGTTAACCCATGCTCTTGCACTGTAACTAGGTGCTGAACCAGATGCTGTTGATAAAGAAGCTCCTGCTGGTATTCCTGTTAATTGAGAGGCATCCCCTGTAAGTCCTGTAGCATTTACTCCAGCTTTAGTTGTGCCACCAGATTGAAATTCTATTATTCCACTTGTATCAGAGGTTAGCTTTAGTCCTGCACTTGTGTCTGCATTAATTATTGTAGCCATATTATAATATCACCCATCGTTGTCCAGAAGGAACAGTAACTGTCTTTGTGGCTGCTATAGTTATAGGCCCTACTGACATGCCATTCGATCCTGTAGTTAAAGTATAGTTATCTGTAATATCGTCTGTGTTCTCATAGATAGCACCACCTGCTGATGCACCACCCCCAATAGAACCCCATGCTCCTGCGGCATATCCCTCAAACTCACTAAGAGTAGAGTTGTATCTAAACATACCATTTGCTGGAGATCCATCTCTTTGTGCAGTTGTTCCATTTGGCACTGTCGCTGATGCTGTTGTTCCTGTCTGAGCTACATAAGCTGTAGCTGCCGTAGTTGCAGCAGTTCCTAATCCAAGGTTAGTCCTAGATGTACCTGCATTTGCAACATCAGATAAGTTATTAGCAGAAGTAAGTAATCCAGCAGTTGATACGGCTGTTACTTGCCAAGCCGATCCATTGTATATTCTTGTTTCATTACTTGTTGTATTAAAGTACCAATCACCTGCGGTAACTGCATCACCATTATTATCTACTGTTGGGTTAGATGATTGTGCGCCAAGGTAGAACTCATCAATACTATCTTTAGTTGCGGCAGCGGCAGCGGCACTTGCAGCAGATGCAGTCGCTGAACTAGCAGATGCGGTAGCCGATGTAGCTGAAGCAGTTGCAGAGGTCGCAGCAGCAGTGGCGGAAGTAGATGCTTCACTTGCTTTAGTCGTAGCAGTTGATGCTGATGCACTTGCCTCACTAGCTTTCGTTGTCGCAGTTGATGCTGAAGAGGTAGCTGATGATGCTGAACTGGTCGCACTGGTTGCTGATGATGCAGCTGCTGTTGCGCTAGAGGCAGCGGCAGTTGCAGAAGTGCTTGCTTCTGATGCTTTAGTTGTTGCTGTACTTGCAGAGCTTGTTGCTGAAGTAGCAGAGGATGCTGCGCCAGTTGCCGATGTAGAAGCCTCTCCTGCTTTTGTAGTTGCTGTAGTCGCAGATGTTGCAGCACTAGTAGCACTTGATGCCGCAGCAGTTTCACTCGCAGCCGCAGCAGTCGCACTAGCCGCAGCAGCAGTTGCACTTGCTCCAGCCGTAGCTGCATCTACAATTAAATCCCATTTAGCTGCATCAGTATTCGTTGTTAATGGTTGTGAACCACTCGATGTATGAGCAGTGTTAGCCATGAATATATTGCTAGTTGATGTATCTTTTACTAAGTCACGCTTGTTGTATGCTGTACTTGCTGCCCAATTACCACGATAGTCACCAATCAATTCACCAATAACAGGATTACCTGTAGAATCAAATGCTAATGTTTTGTTTGCTCGTGTTGTATTGTCAGGCAACTCCATGTTGACTGTAGTAGGATCTGTGTTTGGCGCACGAAGTGATCGATTAGATTGTTCTAAGTTTTGTTGGGTAAAGATAGTAAGACTGTCTAGCTCATCATTCAGTGATGCAGCAAAGAGTGGGCCACCTGTCGTAAAGTCAGTAGTCCTTTGTATGGTTCTATCACCAACAATAGTTATTCGATCACTAGCACCTGGTGTACTTGGAACTTTTGCACTACCACCTACAACAATAGTTACACTACCTGTACCATCAGCACTAATAGCTACTGTGTAGTCTGTAGTTAGTGTTAGCTCTGTATCATTAAAGTATACGGCTAGATCAGTATTTACTAATATGTTAAACGCATAAGCATACGGGCCTGTACCTGCTGAGCCAGTATAAACAATACGCCTTGTTGTTGCTGAAATGTCAATTGCCATAATTTTTAATCCTCTGCCTTATTTTACCTATAATATTTATTAAATTCTACTAAATGATATCTCTTGTTATTAATTATAATTGTGATGGTTTAGTAAAGATAAATCCTTGGTTATAATCTTTCTCCATTCTTTTCTCAACTCTTTTTAATACACCAGGACTCATAAACTCTGTCATCTTATGTCCAATTAAATAATCAAACGCTGCTTTAGTGTAAAATACATTTAAAAATGGTATATTAGCTATAGTAGTTCTATACGCCAGCTTACCTGACTTACCAGGTTCTCCATCAATAAGTGCGTATTTTATTGCTTGCAGATAATCAAATGCACTTAAAGGTACTGGCCCTAATAAATTAGCAGCAATGTCGCCACCTGATCTTGTTTCTTGAAACAACACATCGCCATATATACCTAATCCACCACCTTGCAAGAAAGCTGCGTAAAATATATTCATACCTGTTTCTAAATCATCAGGTACTCTTGGCTCTCTCCCTTTTAATATATCTTTAGCAGTCATAGAAACATAACCCATTAAAGTAGACATTACTATAATTGATGCCATACCTTCCATTGCTCTTACACTATTGCCAGCTTTAAAAAAAGACTTTTCCCTAGATAAAGTTTTCATTATGATAGATGCTGGGAATGCTTTGAATTGAGCAAAAAATCTTAAAGACTCACCGCCCCATGTTCCAGCAATAGTGCTTCTTGTTAATGTTGCTTTAACTCTAGCATCAGGTTCAATTACAGCAAAAGTTGATCGATCTAATAACATACCAGATACTGATGCTTTAAAACTATCTTTAATGTTTCTTAATTCTCTTGGACTTGGATTATCTAGTCCAGATATTAGTTTGGCTTCGCTATCTGTAATCTTATCTAGTAACGCAATGTTTATAAACTCTGTACCATCATCAGCTTTTTCCATAGCAATATTTCTAATGATGTTCCATCTTGTAGAATTAATATCATACTGTTTAAATAAAGTCTTTAAGCCAGGATTTAAATCATCAAATTTTATATTCTTTTGTTTAGCAAAGTAATTAGCCATGCCAAGCATAGCACTCTCTTTTAAATTGTTTGTCCACCAAGAAAGTAAGTTGTATTTAAAAAATGTTCTTTGAGCCTTAGTCCATCCCTTAGACATACTATCGCCAACTTGAAATCTGCCTGATACATCATAGATACTATTGTCAAACATAATGCCTAGCATTTGAGCAATATCTTTTCTATCTTTTTTATTCTTTATTTTAGCTAAAGATCCCATTGCTTCACCCATGCCGCCAAAAAAGGATCTACCTTGATACCTCATTTCTCCGCCATACTGAGCCAAATCCGCTGCTGCACTAACTACAGCTCCACCTAGCTTTGCCATACTAGCAATGGCACGAGTAATTGCACCCCACTTTGCTCCAGTAAAACTTCCTGTTTCGTATATTCTGCCAGTAACCACATCTAAAAACTTGTAAAACTTTTTTTCTGCTACTGCTCCAGCATCTCTCCCTGATTGATTTAAACGCAAAGACACTGCTTTCCTAATTTTTTCAAAGTTCATTTCTGGCTTTGTGCCTAATGTATCCATAATGCCTAAATTACGACCAACAGAAGTTAATCCTGAAAAAAAAGACTCATTTAAATTACCCATACCAAATTTTTCATTGTAATCAAACCAAGCATCAGAATCTTTAAAATGCAATATTCTTTTCATTTGTGATGATTTACCTATATCTTTTGTTGCTTTTGCATTGTATGCAAATTCAGCACCATCAGATTTTAAATTGTCATTTTTTACAAGAGAATTGTATGCTGCAATCATAAATTCATCAATATCTTGTGTTGAAGCAAATGTTCTTTCTTGGTCTAATCTTTCCATAACAAAATTTTTCCAAGCTTTATAATTTCTATTGTAATTTTTATCCCACTTACTTTCAATGCTAGGATCAGCTTCTGTAGTTGTATCACCTAAAACTTTAGCAGCAGCTCTAACTGAATATGGATCATGTGATTGCCTAACTACATAACCCCAAATTTTACCAATATTAGCACCCCGATCATTTAGCTTAATCCTCATCATTTCAGAATACTCGTGCATAATAGTAGCAAGTTTAATTATTTCAGGATTTTTTTCTGTAATGACAGGCTTAATCCCTGTGTCAGCTTCTGCTTTAGTTGGCTTTTGTCCTAACTCAAACATAGTTCTTGCAATTCTTCTTTGTGTAGGTTTATCAGCTTTAGCAAATAAATTTTCTAAATTATTATCAGCTAACTTCTTTACAAAACCATTAATAGCTTGATTAACTGCTGCATGTTGTTGTACTGCTACTGAAGCTCTTGCTCCTGTTTTTTGTTCATTAGAACCTACTAATATAGCAGTTAAACCTTCATCTGGATTTTCTGGAAACTCTCTTAATACATAATCAACTAATTCTCTACCTTTGATTTCATCTTCAATAGCATTTCGTTTATTAATCTTTTTCTGTAATATAATTTGTGACTGTACATCTTTGGCAACTGCATCTACATTAATCTCATCAATACTATTAAGTTTTAACTCTGATTGAGCAAGCTTAATTCCATTCATTATTTCATCTTTTTCAACAAACCCAATAGAAGATTTGTCTAACATTTTTTTTAATCTTACTAAACAGGTATTCTTTTTAGCCATAGTTATCTTCCATTCATGCAGTTAATTGCATCTACAATTGCTTCATTTAAGTCTTTTGGGTTAGCATTAGCTTGATCTAACTCATCTGTAACTTTTGTAATTTCTATTCTATCTTGATCAAATCGTAAATCTGCTGTCTTTTCTCTTTGCTCTTCTAATCTTGCAGATAAACTATCTATCTCTGTATCTAAATCTACATCTTCTTTATTGACTGTATTCTTTTCAACAGTATTTAAATCTTTTTGAGGTATCTCATTTTGTGTCTGAACTTTTGTATTGCTTGGCCCAGGCATGTCTGATGATTGTTTAAGTGTTTCATTTGAATTTACAATAGGAGCAACATCAACAGGCTCTTCTAACAACAAATCATTAACTGATTTTCTTAATAATAGCTCTCTTGTTTGAGGATCTGTTTTTTGTAAATCCCTCATAATTGCAGAATCTTCAGGATAATAAGCTTTGTAAAGATTAATCTCTATATCTCTAGAATTTTCTATTCCAACTTTTTCTCTACCTTTTCTTATTTTATTTCTTAATTTTCTAGTGGTGTAAATGTCTTTTAACTTACCACCTCCAACATGCAGTCCACCACCCATGATAGAACCAAAAGTAACATTTAAAAAACTATCTGCTAATCCATAGTCAGCTTGTATTTCACTTGCTGCATATCCAATAAATGGCTCAACTAATGCTGCACCAACAGCACCTTCTACTGCACCTCTTACTGCTCTTGCCCTAAAAAATCCTTGGCGTGCTACTAAACTTGCAAACCTAGCTTGTCCAAACACAGGAATAAATGCAGATGCTACATTGATAGGATCAAGCATACTAACACCCAACCCTACACCAAACTTAGCTGCTCCCACTCCAAACCCTTGTGGGCCTCTATTAATAATATCTTGCCTTGCTCTTTCTAATTTCTTTTCTTCTACCATAATATCAACAACAGATTGATATTCATCTTCTTCAAAGAATAAACCTAAGTTAGAATACTCTCTGTTTAAATCATCTCTTGGAACTAAAGGACTTTCTTTCTTTTGTTCTGCTGTACGCAATTCACCTAAAGTAGATAAAGATGATAAAGGATTTCTTGCCCAAGTTTCTGATGCAACTGCACCCATAGTGTCAGCAAAAGAAGTTTCATAATAATTGTATCCAACTTCTTTACCGCCATCAAAAGTATTTAATCCAAACCCTATTTGAGCCATACTATATTATCTTCCTATTAAAATGGATCTGGCGTTGGATTGAACATATCAAATTTAGCTTTTGAAGTATCCAACACTACATTAGTATTAGGTAAGATGTAACTTAAATCATTAAATTTAAAACTTAACAATTGTCCTTGATCATTTTCTATTGGTGTAAAACCTACCGAGGGTAAAACAATGCCGTACACTAAAGAAGTTCCATCAGCACTATTACGCCATACACCATTCTCAATCATCTGATTTCTCATTTCTTCATTATATTCTTCATCAGTAATGTCTGGATTATCTGATCTAAAAGCGACAGGATTAAAATCTTGTAAGTAATGGTCTTTAATTAAACTAGCTT